TTGAGCAGGTTATTGAGAAAGCCAAGAAGTATCTGGAGTTGGATAACCCGGCTGAGATGAACTACAACCTCAATAACTTGGCGCTCCAAGCCGGTTATCGAGATCAGTTGTCGCTGGAGAAACTGATTGTTGATCAGATTCAGTTTGAGGGTGCAAAAGGTCTGATGGGTGCTCAGGACTTGATGGATAGCGATCAAGAGCGTGACTACCTCATCCCTGATGTGCTGCCGCATCCGTCAGTGGTGCTGATCTATGGCGCTGGTGGCGATGGCAAGTCCATGTCGGCTTGGACTCTTGCGAAACACATTGCGACTGGTGCGCCATTCATCGTCAGAGGTAAACCCGTTCCAGTGCAGAAGGGGCCGGTGTTGCTGCTGAATGGTGATCAGCCGCTGGTGCAGCTCAAAGAGCAGCTTCAGGAGGTTGATTATCCGGTTGAGAGTGAGACGTTCATTCAGACCGACTGGGCGCTCCAGCGCTATGCCCAGTTCGTGAAGCTGATGCACGACATCAAGCCGAAGCTGGTGGTCATTGACTCGCTCATCGGCTGTAGCGGTGGTCGTGCCTTTGACGAGAACAAGAGCGACTTCGCTACGCCGCTGTACTGGCTGACCAGGAACAACGGTGTGCTGTTCCCGGCCACCACGATCCTCATCGTTCACCACGCCAACAAGCAGGGCGGCTTCAGGGGCACCTCAGCCATCCGTGATGCGGTGGATGAGACCTGGGCGCTTAAGAAGCCCACCAAGGAGCAGGTGGAGAAGGGCAACGCTCCAGCGCACTCGCGCATCATCACCATTGAGAAGAGCCGTTCTGGGCGCGGTGGGACATCTCTGGTGATGCGTATGGAGGATGACCTCAGCTTCTCCATCAGCGACTTCACCCCGGAGATTGACGCGACCGACACCGCTCCAAGCAGCATCACCTCCCGCGTACTGCAGCGGTTGCGGGTGATTCACCCTCGAACTGTTACCCGCACCGATCTCAACGCTGACCCAATCGTCGGTGGCAAGGTTGAGGCAATCCGTAAGTCGCTCGACCGTTTGCAAAAGCGTGGGTTGATTGAGGTTGTTGAAGCTGCTTCCAATAAAAAGGGTGGTAAGCCCACGTACCACTACAAAGCAGTTCTCGCGTGCGGGGCCTTGCGAGAGAGTGTCTCATTGGAGCAAAACCCTTCCGCTGGAACGGATAAGCAATGGGACACCACCCAAGAAAAAACGAAAGTGTCCCATTGCTCAGATGGTGATGCTGGTTCGTTAGACACCAATGGGACACCTCCTGAAAAAACAGAGCAGTGTCCCATTGCTAAACCCAGTGATACCAACGGAAGTGCCCCAATGGGACGCTCTGAGCAATATCCCCGCGCGAGGGATGATGGACGCACCAAGGATGAGTTGAATGCGTCTCGGGACCAGGCTTGGGGGATGTGGGATGTCTGAGCAGGACCTGGAACGTTTTAAGAAGTGGGAGGCAAAGCTTTGCGAAGCTCTCGCAGAGCCTCCTCTGTATTGGCGCGAGCAAAGCGAAGTTCGGGATAGATGGGGTAAAACCAAATACCCCTTGAGATGGCCCTCTCGTCTGTAAAACCCTGTATCTTTGTGGGGGCCTAGCGCCCCCTTTACTACAGCAGACACTTGTGGCCTACGACATTAGAATTCCCGACAGCGTTCTCGACTCTGCCGCACGGCTCTCACTCAAAGACTTATTGGACTCACCCGCGTTCCAGTCCTTCCTGGTCAGTGCTATTGGCAATGGCCTGCAGAACTCGCACAAGTTTGCGGACGTCGCTGATGAACGTGATGAGTTTCTGGCGTTTCGGCTAGATCAGATCTTCAGAAGCATTCCTTACGACACTCGCAGGGCTTGCTTCGATGAGGTGGCACGTATGTACCGCGAACGCCGTGAAGAGCGCGAGCAGCGCAATTAGGTATTTGCTTGGTCCGGTAGCCAGCCTTTCTTGATCAGCTGGTTCACCGTGTCTTGTTGACGTAAATAGAGCTGCATCAATTTCACTGACATGTTCTGCAGCTCTTTTATATCAGTACATGTTTCAATGTCACGGCGGAAGCGCTGCAGCGCAAAGTTGCGGTGCATTTCCATCGTTCCACTCCATCAGTTACTACATTATGACATTTCTTGAAAAATACAGGCAGACTGGTGGTAGGCCGAAGCGTCCCATGGAGCTTACGACCATCACTTACTACCAAGTTTCTGGCGTCGCAGGCTTGCTTGCAGTGGTTCGTTATACCGCTTACAACCCTGACGGATTGCCCGAAGCAATCTGTGAAGATTCGTATCAAGATACGCCTGAAGAGTTCTGCAGGCTTGAAGCCGACATAGAAACAGCACTAAACGGCGGCATCGACACATCGATAATCAGTGCTTATGAGGCGGACTTTTTCCCCGTCATCTTCCACTACTTGGCTATCTAAGCTGCTACATTAGACAAGTCCACTGCCCTACTAGGCATGACCTACATCCTCGAAATCCAACACCGCGAGATCGTCTACCATCCATCAGGCTGGTTCGTCGAGTTTCAAGCCGTCATCGATGACGTTGTACAGACTTCCTGTGCAACTCTCTACGATCCACCGCAGTACGGCAGTGCTGTGTGTGAAGGCAGCATCATGCTTGCCGACGACGATCCACTGCCCATGACTGACGCTGAGTTTGCTGAGCTAGCTGAAGACGTCAGTACCTGGACTCCTCTCAGTGCAGACCTCATCTGAAACCAACCATGAAAACTACCGACATCAACCAAATGTCCATGCTTCAACTTCTCGATGCTTTCGAGACGCGCATGGAGCAGCTTCTTGAAGAAAACAGCAAGAAGTGGGAGCCAGACCAAGAGCCGATTTGGATGACGCACACCGTCGAACACGAAATCCTGCCTCTTGTTAGCGAGCTTGCTAACTGGGAACCGTCAGATGACGAGATTGTCGCTAATAATTCATGTGGTACGCCTTGGCACGATGGCTGCAGATGATCTAGTCAACTCACCGGCCCACTACACACAGGGCCGGTTTGAGGCGATTGATGTTATTGAAGATGTCATTCGCCACGCACCAGATCCCATCAGCGGTATGCTGCTTGGGAACACGTTGAAGTATCTGCTTCGCGTGTGGTTTAAAGCTTGTCCGCACCAGGACGCCTCAAAAGCTCGTTGGTATCTCGACCGTCTGATCCAGCATTTGGAATCAGAGCAAGCGGTTGAGCTGTACAAGCGCCTCGAAGACAATCCACCGCCTTTCGATGACCCGCTCCAATGATCACACCCCGCTTTGACAACTCGCTCCACGATTTTCCCGCGGACAAAAAGATCTTTTTTGCTCGCACTGAAGCTGGCTGGTATCTCGACGATTCCGGCTGGTACGCACCAGATGGGACTCATGAGTCCAACTGGGATGGCGTATTTCCTGAAGAACACCTTTTCTAAATGACTTACGAAGTTTTTCATGGCGTCCAGCATCTTGACAAGATCTGGTCGTCTTCGACTATCGCGTTCGACACTGAAACGCTCCAGCTACAACCAGAGCAGGGCAAGTTGAGGTTGCTGCAGTTTGGTTGCGGTATTGCCAAAACGATCGTTGTTATCGATCTGTTCAACACAACCGACGATGAGTGGGAGCGCATCGACCAGTTCTTTGAGAACGGTGATCGCCACTGGATCGCGCACAACGCTGTGTTTGATCTGGGCTGGTTGCAGGAGTGCGGTTTCAAGCCGCATGGCAAGATCTACTGCACCATGCTTGCCAGCAAGCTGCTCACGAACGGCATTCCGAATGTCAAGCACGGCTTAGTTCACTTAGCTAAGCGGTATCTTGAGCAGGACATCTCGAAAGAGATGCAGGCGTCTGACTGGAGCGCACCAGTCCTCAGCAAAGAGCAGCTTGATTACGCAGCTAAGGATGTTGAAATCTTGCTTGAGCTGGACAACGTGCTGCCAGGCTTGATTGCCTCTGCTGGCTTAGACCCTGCTTATTCACTGGAGTGCAGGGCGTTGCCGGTTATGGCGCACATGTGGCGTATCGGCTTGCCTTGGAATCGTTCCAGTCTCATTCAACTGCGGGAGGACTATGAGCACGACATTGCTGCGATGTCTAAGGACTTTCTGTTTGAGCTGGATGCGGCTTTGCCGGATGATCACAAGCTCCCGCGTGAGACGTCCCAACGATTGGGTTTCTTGCAGGCGAAGGTTACTGAAATGGGGCACGACGACGAGGATTACGAGAAATGGTATTCCGAGATTGAGTCTTTTGAGACTCAGCCCACGGTGTTTAATTTGCGTGCCAAAGACGAGGGGTCAATCCGCCTTGGCACGAAGAAATACAAGGGGTTTAATCTCAATTCACCAAAACAGCTTTTGGAAAAGTTCACGGCGCTTTTAGGTCAGGAGCCTATTGATAACAAGACTGGTAAACCTAGTGCCAGTCGCGCTGCTTTGCAGGCGTATGCGGCGGACCACCACGTCGTTCAAACCTATTTGGCTTGGAAGAAGGCTGAAAAACGCCGTCAAATGGTGGACTCGATCTTTGAAAAGGTTGATTCCGATTGTGTTGTACGTGCCAGCTATATGCAGCTCGGGGCCGAAAGCGGTCGCATGTCCTGCATCAAACCCAATAACCAGCAGATCCCAAGGGATGAGGACTTTCGTCGTTGTGTTGAAGCTCCTGATGGCTGGCTTCTTGTGGATGCTGATTTTGGTCAGATGGAACTTCGACTGGCTGCGGCGGTCGCGCAAGACGAACGCATGATTAAAGCGTTCCAAGATGGTGAAGACCTGCACACCGTCACAGCTGAAGCCATTGGCTGCAGTCGGCAGATTGCTAAGTCAGCAAACTTCGGGCTGCTGTACGGCAGTGGTGCGAATGGACTGCGGAACTACGCCGCTGGTGTTGGCATCACCATGACGCTTGAGGATGCTGCTCAGATTCGGCAGCAGTGGCTCGACACGTACCAGGGCATTGCCAAGTGGCAGCGCCAAAATGCTCAGATTGCTGAGGACACGCACGGTAACAAGTGGGCCGAGATTCGCATTCCTAAATCCAACATGCGGCGGTTTCTGCCGGGTGACATGAACCGCCTGACGGTAAGGTGCAACACACCGATCCAAGGCGCTGGTGCGGCCATTCTTAAATGCGCTCTCGGTAATCTTTGGCCTGAGTTGGTCGAGGCTGGTGAGCTTGAGGCCAAGATTGCGGCCTGTATCCACGATGAAATTTTGATGCTTGTTGTGGAGGACAAAGCCGAAGCGTGGGCTGCCAAGCTAAAACGAATAATGGAGGACGCTGAGGCGCAATGGTTGGGTGACGTCCCACCGCTCGCTGAGCCGTCAGTCGGTAAACGGTGGAGCGAAATTCATTAGTGCCATGGTCAGCATTCATCACACGCCCCAAGGTTGGACTTTGGTACGTTCGGAAAATCTGGGCTACTACACTTCGCTTGGGGATGTGATGGATGCCGCTTATGCGACCATTAACGGGACGGCAGATCATCATGCGGTATCTGCAGTACGAAATAGCGCGTGCAACCACTGCGGATCTCCAACGCGCTGCTGAATTCTTAGAAGGTGCCAGGGAGATTCGGCGCGGTTGCACTAAGCAACGGCGTGAGTCCCGCAAATCTCAGGCGCAGGGGTGGCGGAAGCATGTCGATGATTCGATTGCTTGGTAGCACATTGCTAGACTGTTGACTAGCAATGAGAAGACAAGTTGGCGATCAAACACGGTAATAAGACGTATCTGCAGATCCTGTTGGATCCGCATCGCGCTGAATTGCTCATGAATCTGGCTGAGGGGTTGAAGGTTCGTCCCACCAGCTGGATTCGTGACGTTGTCTACAAGGAGCTGGAGCGTTGTATTCCGTCGCAGGCGTATGAGAAGGCGCTTGAGGCGGATAAGGTTGCGTGGCAGGATTCGGTGCGGCGGCGTGTTGAAGGTAGAGCGAGACTTAAAAAAGACGCACCAGACAGCTGACAAGTCTTCTTGCGCTGCATGGTTATTGTGCTATTTTAGGTTTGCCGCAAATAACACCATGCGCTACGCCCTTTCAATTTCAAACAAAATCTATTTAGCGGCTTTCTATGAAGCCACCGGTAGCGGAATCATGCTGACAGACAAGCCGGAAGACGCTTGCTCTTATGTCACCCTGGACAAAGCTTTGGCCGTAGCTGCTGCCGTGGCCCCTAACTTGGGTAAAGTTCCTTGCGTCGTAGAAGTTAACTACTGAAATGGAGGGCTTCAGCGCGTATCTCAAGGATATTGGCAAATATCCTCTGCTCAATAAAAACCAAGAAATCTTGCTGGCACGTCAAGTTCAGGCTTGGGTGCATGGCGTCAACCTTAGTCCGTATGAACAAAGGCGGGGTGAGCGTGCGTACCACAAGCTCATTAACTGCAATTTACGGTTGGTGGTATCGATCGCAAAACGGTACACCAACAAATGCAAGCGGGCTGAATTGTTTGATTTGGTGCAGGAAGGCAACATGGGTCTCGCTCATGGCATCAAGAAGTTTGATCCGGAGCGTGGTTATGCTCTTTCTACTTACGTTTACTGGTGGATTCGGCAGAGCATTACTCGTTACCTAAGCACTTATGACCGCGTTATTCGGCTGCCGTCCCACGCAGTTGAGTTGCTTGGTAAGTTGCGTGGGTGGACGCCAGTGTTTGAAAACATTCATGGTAGAAAACCTACAATTGAAGAATGTGCTGAATACTGCAAGACCAACCCTGTGCGGATGAAAGAATACATTGATAGGTCTAACGACGCGATTAGTCTGGATGCCAAAGTGAAAATTGCTGAAGATGATGTTACGTTGCTTGATAGCGTGTCGTGCGGTACTGATGTATTCGAAGATGTTAGCTGGAATATCGATGTGGAAAAGTTAGATAGCAGCTTATCTAGTTTGTCTGAACGTGATAGGTTTATCGTTGAGCAGGTGTACGGAATTGGTGATGGATCGCCTAAGACGTTCCAGCTAGTTGCTAAAGAGTTGGGTATTTCTAGGGAAAGAACTAGGAACCTTTTTCATAAAGCTATTCGTCAACTTCAAATAAGGCATAGGGTATGAGTGTTTGTCCTAAGTGTGGGTGCAAGCAAAGCATTATTGTGCTCGTTAGAACCGATCCTAATAATGTCAAAATTCGTAGGCGGAAGTGTAAACATTGTAATTACAGGTACTACACTGCACAGCCGCCAGAGCAAGTTATCCGTGCGTACCAATTGGAGTGGAAAGGCTCGTCTCGTACCCATAATGAGATGGTCACGTTTAAAGGTGTTTGTGAGCGTATCTCTGGTTTGGACGACGCCGGAAGCTGAGCGGTTGATTGTAAAAATGGCGCGGGTCAGTAACCCCTCTAATGAAGAGAACTGGGAGACTGGACCGCGTCTTTTAAAATACTTGATTAAACATAAGCATTGGTCGCCGTTTGAAATGGCCTCAATGTGCGTCAAAATTGAGACTGAGCGAGACATCGCAGCGCAGATTCTGCGGCATCGCTCGTTCTCGTTCCAGGAATTTTCTACTCGTTACGCCAAGACCAAACCTGCTGAGATTCCGTGGTTTAGGCGGCAAGACTTGGACAACCGGCAGAACAGCATTAACGACATTCATCCCACGCACCAGGATCAACTGCAGAAGAAAGCTGGGCGGTTGATTGCCGATAGCTTTTTTCTTTACGATCAGATGCTTGAGATGGGTGTGGCTAAGGAGACGGCTAGGCGCATCCTGCCGATGTGTACGCCGACTTCGATGTATATGACTGGTACGTTGCGTAGTTGGATTCATTACATTCAGATACGTGCCAGTGAGGAGACGCAGCTGGAGCATCGCCGGATTGCGATTGGGTGTCGGGAGATCTTGAAAACTGCATTTCCCATCGTGGCGGAGGCTGCTTTCGGTAAAGTTTAGTTATGCAACAGTCCTCGATCCGCATTGAAAAGCTGGATACGGGGATGTACCGAGTGTGTACGCCCCAGCAGGGGTTGTGTGTGGAGACGTGGGATGAGGTTAGGGCGCAAGCTGTTGCTGTTGCACTTCATTGCTCAAGCCATTCGGAAATACGGGCTTCACGGGCTTCGGTCCAGTAAGTACGCTCGCGGAACCATTCGCGCCAGTCATGGCCGGACTTATGACTATTACAGCTAAAGCAGCAACCAACTAAATTTCCTGTTTCTGTTAAGCCGCCTTTCCATTTAGGGACAACGTGGTCGAGTGTCGCATTCTTGCCAAGTGGTTCGGCACAATAAGCGCAGCAGTAGTTCCACTCTTGAAGGATTCGGTCCCGAAAGCGGGTTTTCGCTTTCTTTCTTGGGACAAGCTCGGTCTCATCAATCTGATGATCCATACAGTTGAGAAGTAAACGTCTGCACTAGACTCACTCAACTGCTTAAATTGTAACTGTTTTAACTAAGTCTTAATAACTTTACAGGCTTTATTGTAGTATTTAAACCTATCTTCAAGGCCGTTGTAGCCACCGTTCAAAACCCTGGTGACTTGATATACATCTTGGCTCTTGCATACTTCGTCCCACTTGTTCTCTTGAATCCAGCAAACTGCTGATAAAAACGGGTATGTGTCGGCAATGTACTTTGCGCCGATCTCCAAAACCTTGTCGTCGCGCATTCCGTTACGTTCCAACCAAGTGCTGAAGCGTGTTACGTTTGCGCGAC